TGAACAATCTACACTTGTAACTGAAGACTATAAATCAGGAATGCATCCTCAACAACAATCATTAGAATGGGGATGGATTAATCAATGGTATCAAGGAACTAAGATAGGTCCAGATATCTATCACATTAAACCATTTAAGTTATTAAACTATTGTCCTATTATAGGAACAACATACGAGGTGAAGAATACAGAAGCTAAAAGCTTAGTTGATCTTATGAAACCTTTTCAAGTGTTATATAACGTATGTATGAACCAATTATACAAGCTTCTTGAAAAAGAGGTTGGTAAGGTGCAACTTATGTCATTAAGACATATACCTATTCCTAAAGATGGAGATGCACAAGATGCTCTTGATATATGGGAAATGGAAGCACGTAATAGAGGAGTGGTATTTATTGATGACTCTCCAGAGAACTTAAAAGCTCCTAGTTCATTCAATCAGTTTACAGCTCTTGATCTTACACGTACACAGGAGATACAATCTAGATATACATTAGCACAACAACTTAAAGCTGAGTGTTGGGAACTTGTAGGTATGTCTAAACAACGTATGGGTGCTATTTCTGCATCTGAAAGTGCTACAGGTACTAACACTGCTATGCAACAGAGTTATTCTCAAACAGAGCCTTTATTTGTGGCTCACGAGTATGTACTTGGACAGTTGTATCAAGCTATAGTAGATGCATCTTTATATGTAGAAAGTTCAAAACCAGAAAGCACTCTATCATATATAACAGATGAAGGAGAAGCTGCATTTGTACAAGTGAATGGAACAGATCTTTCTTTACGTGATTTGAAAGTGTTCCTTACTAACAGACCTGAAGATACTCAGATGTTTAATGAACTTAGACAACTTTCTCAAGCTGTTATTCAAAATGGTGGCACGCTTTATGATGTAATAGAATTGTATTCTACCAAGTCTATGAGAGAAATGAAGAAAACATTCAAAGATCTTAGAGACCAACAAGTTGCTCAACAACAACAAACTCAGCAATTACAACAGCAACAACAACAAGCTCAAGAGCAACAAGCTCAAGCTCAACAACAGTTTGCTATTCAACAACATCAAGAACAACTTGCTCATGATGATTACCAAAAAGAACTTGATAGATTATCTAAAGAAAAGATTGCTATTATACAAGCTACAGGATTTGGTAGAGTGGAAGGTGAAGATGTTAATTCAAATACTATCCCTGATGTATTAGAAGTTAGTAGATTAGCTCATGATCAAGATAAAGCTACTAAAGACTATGGATTAAAAATGGCTGATATTCAATCTAAGAATAAACAAGCTAATGATAAAATGTCTATAGAAAAAGAGAAATTACAAGTGGCTAGAGAGAATATGGCAAACGATTTAGCAGTGGCTAAAGAGAATGCTAGAGGACGCAATAACAAAAAAGATTAAAAAACTTCTTTTCTTCGGAGGAGAAAAAAATATTAATGCTATATTATCTGGAAAATTGGACCATATGGACCAATAACACTTTGATATTATAAACTCTTATTATACTTTTACATAATAAAACCAAACATAAATACAACTACATATGGCTGATAATTTAGAAACTATGGGTAATTTTAGTATCCAAGATACTATGGAAATGGGAATGGGTAACCAAGAACTGTTAAATGATTTGTTTTCCCCTGAAACATCTACTTCTAATCCAGAAGATGTTCAACCTATCATTAAAGACGCAGAACCTGCTACACCTCCTGCTAAACCAGCAGTACCAAAAGGTAAAGAGGTAACACCAGTTGATGATGATGCTGATGATAAAGAAAAAGGACAATCTTTAATATCAAACTTCTTAGGTGATAACACTGATGAAGATGATGAAGATGATGATGTTCCAGTAGCAAAACCTGCAAAATCTGCAAGTTCTAATGATACTGATGATGATGATGAACCACAAGGAACACAATTCACTGCTCTTGCAAATGATCTTTATAAATTAGGAGTGTTTACATCTGATGATGAAGATCAAGAACCAGTAAACACTGCAGAAGATTTCTTAGAAAGATTTAATGAAGAAAAAAAGAAAGGTGCTACTGAATTAGTACAAAACTTTATAGGACAATTTGGAGAAGATTACCAAGAAGCTTTTGATGCCATATTTGTAAAAGGAGTTAATCCTAAGGAGTATTTTGGTACATATAACCAAGTTGTTAATTTTGCTGAGATGGATCTTTCTGATGAAAGTAATCAAGTGAAAATAATGAAACAAGCATTAGCTGATCAAGGATTTGATCATGATGATGTTGATTCAGAAATCGAAAGACTTCAGAATTATGGTGACTTAGAAAATGTAGCTGCAAAACATCATAAGGTGTTAGTTAAAAAAGAAGCATCTAAGTTACAACAAATGGAAGCTAAAGCTGAACAAGAACAGTTACAAAAACAAGCTGTTAGAAATCAGTATATAAGTAATGTACAAACCATCTTAGAAGAGAAGGTTAAATCAAAAGAGTTTGATGGTATTCCTATCAATCCAAAATTAGCAACAGAACTACAAGACTTCTTATTAGTTGACAAGTGGAAAACTCCTACAGGAGAAACACTAACAGACTTTGATCGTGCTATCCTGGATATGAAAAGACCAGAGAACCATGCAACGAAAGTTAAGTTAGGACTTCTTATGAAGATGTTAGAGAAAGATCCAACATTATCAACCATACAAAGAACAGGTGTTACGAAAAAATCTAACGAACTGTTTGGAGAAGTTGCAAGACAAGTAACCAAAGCTAAATCATCTTCAGGTGCTAATAGTTCAGGAGCTAATTCAAAATCATGGTTCTTATAACAAAAAAATAAATAATAATTAACAAAAACGAATAAACAATGGCAATTCAAACAATCCCTGGGTTAACAGGTTTTACTTACGCTAGAGTAGCTTCTATGGACAAGCGTGCAGTAGGTAAACTTACAGACTCCAATCACTTAGAGAGTTTTCACTCGACTGAGCCTGCAGATTATGACAAGAAAATTATTTCTTTATATACTCAGAGCTCATTGTACAGTAATGACTTTTTGGACATGATCAACAAAAGCACACCTTATTACATTGATAATAATAGTGATGCTTGGAAATGGCAAATCGCTGTTCCTTACAAATTCCCAAAAATCATTGACGTCCCTCAATCTACATTAGATTTAATTGATGCTAATAAAACAGGTATTGATGGTCAAGAATTTCTTTTAGTATTAGATACTAATGAGTTCTCTAAAAATGCTATCATCTCTGTAGGTACACGTCAATATGGTCCTAGATTTTATGTAATCAAAGATCCTATTCCTTACAACATGGGGTATTTGTATTCATTTACATTAATAACTGACAATCCAAGAATTGATTTTGTAAACCCTTTATTCTTACAATATGGTATTGAGCTAGAATTAGTTGATGCTGCTATTGGTGAGTTTGATCAAGACTTATTAGGATTACCAAGATTAGGTGAGCAAATCACAATGTTTGAATCATTAGGTTCTGCATATGGATATGAGCACAAAATCACTGAGTGGGCTGATGACAAAATGATGAGAGATTCTTCTGGAAAACCTCTTGATATTTTAGTGTATGCTCCACAAAGACGTAACCAATTACCTTTAACTCGTAATGATGTTAAATGGGAACCGTTTATTGAGTTCTGGATGCGTAAATCAATGATAGAGTTGAAAGTTAAACGTATGATTTGGGCTAAGCCTGGTACAGTTAAAACTAATGGTTCTAAACAAGAATTGAAACGTACATCTGCTGGTGTATACCACAGAATGCGTAACAATGGAAACTTGGTACAATATAACAGAGGTGAATTCTCTGCTAACTTAATCCGTTCTGTATTTGGAGATTTATTCTACAGAAGAGTGGATGTTAAAGACAGAAGTGTAAAAATGTATACTAATGAAGCTGGATTCGATGTATTCCAACAAGCTTTAAAAACAGATGCATTAAACTCTGGTCTTACATTCATGGCTGATTCTGGAAACAGATACATGCAAGGTGAAGGACAACATATCACTTACAACTTTGCATTTGATGCAATGGTAACTCGTGAGACTGGTAGAGTTGAATTGATTCACTTAAAAGAATTAGATTTACCACAAACTAACTTAGAGTTTGGACAAAACAAAAAATCTACTCCAGTATTTATGGTGTTTGATGTTTCTCCAATGTCTGATGGTTCAATGGTAAACAACATTAGAGAAGTACGTATGAAAGGTGCTCCTTCTATGACATGGGGTTATATTGATGGTACTCGTCACCACTTAGGTTTTGCTAAGTCTCAAGGTATGAGTTCAGCTAACAAATTCCCAGGATACGAAATCTGGATGAAAGACAGATGTGATGTATTCATCGAAGATTTATCAAGAACTGTGTTGATCGAGGAAATCCCACAATTCTAATAATAAAAACAGTAGTTACTACGCTACCCATTATAGAACAGCGTCCCAGAGTAACTCTTTTATCCGAGAAAAATCCCCTCACCTCCTCTCCCTCCTAGAGGGGATGATTCTCAACCCAGAGTGATGAATACTAGACTTCATGTCTGTATTGCATTCCATTCAATTGGAACACTCTACAAATCGTGTGGTAGAGCAGTTGGTTAGCTTGCTGGACTCATAATCCAGAGGTCGTAGGTTCGAATCCTACCCACGCAACAAATTAAACCAAATTATTAAATTAACTACATTATGGGTAAATCAGGCAAAATTTCTACTATCAAAAGAGAATACAATAGTTCTCAGTTACAAACTATGGATAGTGGATTATCACAAAAAGGTATGACAAGAATTCCTGGTACAGGAGTTTTTAAATATCCTTACAAAGAATTAGATGGTAAGTATAGAACAGGATTAGATCCAGATGCTACTTACATCAAAAGAATTCAAGATCCAACTGAAAAAGAACTTGAAATCGAAAGAGTTACAAATCTTAAAAAGAAACTTGAGAATGATATTGGTGATATTGATCTTGGTCCACGTTCTAAATTCTGGAACTATGGATTATCAACTTCAACAGATGATCAAACACACGTACAACCAGTTAAGTTATTAGATGATGATAATTATTTTGATCTATCAAATGCTTTTCAAGAAATAGCCTTTTCATGGTTGAGAGTACATCCAACAATTGCATCTTCTTACCAAGCATGGGAAAGAGGAGAGTATCCAGCAGATACACAGTTTTATGTTGTTGATGATGAGATTGAAACTGCAATTTTATTTAAGAAAAAACAATTGATTAATAAAGCAATTGTTAAGTTTGATCAAATGACTCCTGAGAAGAAACGTAAAGTTGCAAGACTTTTAGGACTTCCAGTAACAGAAGATTCAAAAGAAGAAGTGGTATACAACTTAGTAGATAATGCATTGAAACAAACAGAATTCAAGAATGGTAAATATTCAGGATTGAATCCAGTTGAAGTGTTCAATAGATTTGCTGACATGAAAGAAAGTTTACTCCATATTAAAGATTTAGTAAAACAAGCTGTATTACATTCAGTTTATAGAATCAAACCTAATGGTAAGGTTTATGAAGGTGAGTTTGAAATAGCTTCAGATGAAGAAGATTTAATTAAATTCCTTGCAGATGATGATAACCAAGATGAGTTATTGACATTAGAAGGTAAATTAAAAACTAAAAAACTAGCTTCTATTTAAGAGGCTAGTTTTAAAAATATAAAAGCATATGATACCAGTAGATAGTTTATTATACAAGATTGACCAAAGATTGAATAAGCTATCAACTAATGAGCACCAACAGATTCAATTAGAAGACAAAATCTTAGCTTTGAATGAAGCTCAGATTAAGTTGATAAAACAAAAAGTTGATGGAATTAGTTCTGCTAATCAATTAGGACTTGATTCATTTAAAAAACGTTACGAAGACTTACAGAGTCTTGTAATGAACTATAATCATCAACCTTTAGAATTATTCTTAAAAGATGCTGATTTAAACCAATGGGCTGCTAATGTCCATTTACTTGAACCAAGATATATGTTCTATGTAGATAGTTACGTATTAGCAGACAAAGGAAGATGTAAAGATAGAAAGATTTGGATTAACCGAGATCTTGCTAAACATGGTGATCTTCAGTTTATATTAAACAATGATCATTATAAACCTTCATTTGAATATCAAGAAACATTTAATTTCTTAGCATCAGATGAAATCAGTATATTCACAGATGGTACATTCACACCTAAGAATATACAGATAATGTACATGAGATACCCAGTGTATATAAATAAAACAGGGTATATTATGATGGATGGAGAGCCCTCATATGATACTGATTGTGAACTTGAAACATATCTAGAAGATGAACTTTTAGATCTTACAGTTCAAAACTTAGCAATGTATACTGAAAACCAATCTGCTGCACAAAGCGCAGCTTACAGAATACAAACAAACGAATAAATTTTTAACTTAATAAATAAAACAAAATGGCTGATTTTTCATTAACCACGCTCTTCGTGGTTCCAGTAGCGCAGGCAACTGTCGTTAGTTCTGGCTCAACACAAAACCTGACTGCAGGTACTGTGGGAATCTTTGGTAGCAATTATGCGGCAGTAAATGCTTCTACTATTGTTGCTTCTACTAATCCTTACTTTTACATTGCACAAGGAAGAGAAAACACTTATCTTGAAGGATCTAAAAGATCTGACAAGATTTCTGGTAAAAACAATGCTGGTACAGGTCAAAATGTAACTGAATGGTACAAAGTATCAGGATGTGCAACTGCTGCTAACCAAATTACCGATGTAACTAATTTCAGTGTACAATGTGGAGAAACCATCACGTTAACTTTACGTGCTCACTCTTCTTATATTGATACATTGTATTTCAATGGATTTACACGTTCAGTAACTATCCAAGCTCCATGTTGTGGTTGTTCAGACAATCCATGTGATGATGTATCTGATAATACAATCATCAACTTATTGATTGCTAAATTAAGACAAGCTGCTCCAGGTACTAACCCTGACAACATTAGTTTTAATACATTCTTTACATTTGAGAATATAGGTGGTACAATCTTACGTATTATAGGAAAACCTTTAACTACATATGGACAAACATGTGATATTGCAGCGTTCCCTTTTGAATATGACAGAATGTATTTCAGAACTTTTGTTTATGCTGGTCCTGCTACTACTGCTGACTTTATTGTTGCTGACAATTGTAATTTTGTTGCTCAACCAATCATCACTCAACGTTCTTCTTATCCTACTGGACAATCTGCAGAGATTGCTCAATTAGAGAAAAACTTCTATAGCTACCAAGCTGGTTACTTGAAACATTTATATAGAATGAATGGATATAATCAGAACTTTGAAACTTATGTTAATTCAGGTTCTACTTATACCACATACTATATCAAATTCAATGCGTATGATAAATCTACATACCAATGGGGTGATTATATTGAACAAGATTCTACAGTGATTGTTGCTATTCCTGTAAAAACATCTAATGATATTACTTCTGCATTTGAAGCAATTTTAGTAGCTGCTTTAGGAAGTGTAACAGATCAAGGTATTCCTTGTCTTAGTACAACTACAACTACTTCTACTGCTGCTCCATCAACAACAACTACTACTTCTACTCAAATTCCTTAAGAATAAACAGTAGATAAATATTAATAACCTATGCCAGGGGAAAGAGGATAAATCTCATATTCCTCTGGCATAATTATTTAAAACAAACATGGCAAACTTACAATTAGATATACTAGTAGTACCTACTTACGATGTTAATACTCTTGGTGTTGCAGATGCTTCTGTATATCCTACTAATCCTCCAGTGGTCTCTGCACCATCTATTGAGATTGAAATACCAGGATTCGGAACCAAAATATTACCATTTGTTCCTAACCAATTAAATGTATTTACATCTTCTAATTTAGAAATTACAGATCCTGGTTGTAACCAACCTCTTCCTGATGGAGTGTATAGATTAAGATATTCTATTGCTCCTGCATATCAGAACTATGTAGAGAAAACAATATTACGTGTTGATAGACTTCAAGAGAAGTTTGACAATGCGTTTTTACAATTAAATATGATGGAGTGTGATAGAGCACTTAAAACACAATCAAGTGTACAATTAAATACAATAAACTTCTTTATACAAGGAGCTATTGCAGCAGCTAATAACTGCGCAGAATATGAGTCTAATACATTATATGCTAAAGCAGATAGTATGTTAGATGGTTTCTTAAAATCCAACTGTGGTTGTTCTGGTAACAACTACCTAATAAACTTTTATTAATTATGGCACAATGTAATTCATGTGGAACTAGTGTAGGATGTGGATGTCAATTAACCAATGGGTTATGTCCAACATGTGCAGCTAAAGTAAACAACTAAAAATTTTATCTATGTTATCACCAAGATTAACTAATTGTCCAGAATGTGCTAACATTCCTTCTTTACTTAAAAAAATAGATTGCAAGTTAGCAGAGCTTGGTAATAACTTGTACAACAATATTTCATATATGTTGAACAAACCTGTTCCTGCTGATGACATTCTTCAGTTAATAGGATATAGAAGAATATTACAATATAAATACGTAAACCCAAACTATGCTCATAGATACTCTGTAAATATGATAGCTAGTAGAGTGATACGTCTTACTGTGGGATGTGTTAGTAGATGTAATACACCAGAACCTTGTATACAAGTTCCTTGTGATATTACAATTGTTCCTAATCCAACCACCACTACAACAACAACAGCTTAAACTTTTAAAATAAAAACTATGTCCAATTGCACAAATTGTTTTAACGGATGTACAGAGATTGTCTCTGACAGATGTATTAGATATACAGGAATAGATGTTCCTGCTTTAGGAATCACTACAGGAGATACATTATCTCATGTAGAAGAATCAATTATAAATTTTCTTGTTCCAGTATTAAATGGTGTAGGAATTAAACCAGTTATAGATAATGCTATTATTTGTAATGTTGTAAAAAAATATCTTCCTGCATGTACAACATGTACAGGGTTTACATTGAATGAAGTGTTAACAGCTATTATAAAAGCTGCTTGTGATCTTCAAGTACAAATTGATGCAGTTGTAGCAGAACTTGCTACATTAAATGCTGATTACACAATAGGATGTTTAACAGGTGTTACAGCTTCTTCAGATACACATGCTATTGTACAAGCTGTAATAACTAAACTTTGTGCATTAAATGCTTCTTTTGCACAATTGATAATTGATCTTCCTAATATATATGTAGCTATTGCAGATCTTGATATTTTAATACAAGATTATTTAAATAGTACAACAAGTGGAGCATATAGTAATAGAATGGTTCCTTATGCTGTAGTTCCATATTTTGGTCCTATAACAGGGTTCTTTGATTCTTCAGGAGCTGGTGCACTTGGTACAGTTTGGGAAAAAATATATCTTTGTAATGGTAATCATGGAACTCCTGATTTAAGAGGTAGAGCTTTAACAGGTGCAATCAATGGTGTTCCTGGACCAATAATGTCTGCTGCAGTTGATCCTGCTGTCAGTCCTGCTAATCCAAATTATAGTCTTTATGATAATGTTGGTGCAAACCAAATCACACTTGGATCTACACAAATACCTGCACATACACATCCTAATATAATCAGTGTAACTGCAGTTGATAAAGGACACACACATACAAATACCACTGGTAGTTTAATTTCATCTAATGGTTTACCAAATTATCCTTCTGGATATAATCATGATGGTACTACTACTGTAGGATATGCAGATATTGAAGTTACTGCAAATATTACAAATAATGCAAATACAAATGGAGGACTTCCTCATCCAAATATTCAACCAGTGACAGCTTGTTACTATATTCAATACAGACCAGTTTAATAAATTAAAAAGATGGCATATCCTTATTTACCAGTAAATCCTTGCTGTACAGACGTAGTTTTAAATAGTCCTTGTGGATGTACATCTACAATTACTAATAGTAGTTGTGGAACTAATGATCCATGTTCTACATATAATATTGTTTCTAGTAATGTTATTTATGATGGTAATAGATTACCATGTATTATAGCTGAACCATGTGATACACTTAATGTTATATTACAAAAGATGGATCAAGTTATTTGTACATTACTTGGTCAAATAAGTACACTTAATAATCAAGTTACTAATATCAATAATCAATTAATAGTTGTAACTAATAATATAAATACTATATATAATACATTAAATTATTGTTGTGTAACTACAACCACTACAAGACGTCCTTGTGAAAACTTTTCATTAAATAATACAGGAGGTACATCAGTAGCTGTAATTATTACTGATTGTACTACACAAGTACAATCTGCTATTATATTACCAGCAGGATCTACAAATATTTGTGTTGTGACTAATAGTCCTTTAACTGTTCCTGGAACTGTTATTGTAACACCAAATGGTCCTTGTTCTCCTGCAACTACTAGTACTACATCAACAAGTTCTACAAGTAGTACAACTACTACAACAACTACAGCAATTCCTTGTGAATGTTTAACATTCTACAATAGAGATTCTGTTAGTCGTACTATAACTTATAAAAATTGTAGTGGAGCAACTGTTGCACCACAAACAATTACTGTAGGTCAAACTATACAAGTTTGTGGATCTCAAGGATCTTCTAACAGTGCTCTTGTAACTATTTCAGTTGGTGTAAATTGTGTTGGTGGATTATGTCCTACAACAACCACTACTAGTACATCAAGTTCAACTACTACTACTACATCTACTACATGTAATCCTTCTTCAACACATCCATATAACTATAATGCAATTTTTGGAACTACTATAAATTCAAATTTTACAGGTAGCTTATCTGGTGCATGTACTTCAAGAAATTGTTTAACAGCAAGTTCTTGTTTTCAAACTAGTGCTTACGGTGCATATTTTAATAATGTAAATCCTCAAATAGGAGATAAAGTTTATGGAACTGCTACAGGATGTGTTCTATCACCTGCAAATAATGGATATTATATAATTAAGGTGGGTACAACTTATACAGTTATTCAAGTGGCTAGTGGTATAATAATAGGATTTCCAGCATGTACATAATAAATAAAATATAAAACATGGCTAATTGTCCTCAAATAAATAATACTACAATAATAGGAACGAGTGCTATTGGTTACAATAGTGCTCCACTTCCTTGTTCAGGTGTACAACCATGTGATGGATTAAATGATATTCTTAGTACATTTGATAGTATTCTATGTAATGCAAAAGATAGTGTTAATGAACTTACAGATGATGTAACAAACATCACTGAAGAGGTGATGATTATTTCAGAAGAGATAATTAATATTAATAACCAACTTAATATATGTTGTCCTACTACCACTACAACATCATCTTCATCCACTTCTACATCCACTTCCACTAGTACATCAACAACCAGTACAAGTACAACAGCTCCACCAACTACTAGCACTACAAGTAGTAGTTCAACTAGCACTTCTACTAGTACATCTACTTCCACTTCTACATCAACAAGTACTTCTACAAGTAGTACATCAACAAGTACCAGTACTACAAGTACAAGTAGCACTACTACTACAAGCACTACAGTTTTATTTACATATTGTCCAGAAACATCATTTGTGCCAAACTATACATATCCATTATATTTTAAAGGATTAGCTAAAGCACCAAATGGAGATATATGGGTATGTACAGATGCTGGAATTTTAAGTTATTCTACAACATTAGGTTGGACTTCTTGGGGAAGTGGTAATGCTGATGTAACTGTAGATTCACAAGGTAATGTATACACTGCAATTTACAATGGTACAATATATATAAAAACTCCTACATCACCAATATTTAACTCTTTTATACCATTTGCAGGAAATGCAACTTGGACAGGGTTAGCTTGTGATGCAAATGATAATATATATGCATTAGATGCTTCTGGTAATATTTACTGGAAACAAGCAACATCTGCAGCATTTACATATTATCCTGTACAATTACCTGCTCCTCCTCCTCCAAATGGTGGTGGAAGAAGTATTACAATAGCTCCTAATGGAGATGTATATATTGTTAATTCTGGTGTTGTATGGAAACAAACTGCAGGAACTGGACCATTTGTTGCACTACCTACATCACCAGGATGCTGGATGTATGCATCAGCAGCTTCTAATGGAGATATTCTACTTGCTGCTGAGAACTGTGGACCTCCTGGAGGACTTTGGGTAATATATGCAGGTAGACAAACATTCCACCAACTTACATGTGCATCAGGTACTAGTTTAACTAGATGGGGAGCAATTCTTGCACTTGGTAATGGTCATGCTATTGCAGGACAAAATTATACTAGTGGACAACCACAAGTTGGAGATGGATATTTACATAAACTCGGATATTAAAAACCAACTAAAATAAAAAAGAAATGACAGTATTTATAACATTAACTGTAGCAGGAGCTAATGTAGGTCCATTTAATCTATACTCAAATATTGATGGATATACAACAGCATTTGAATCAAATGTTGCTACAGCAGATTTAACAGGTGGTTATGCTTCAGATTTAGTACCTGATGGTACAACAACTATTAGATTACTATCTATTGGAGAATGCAATAACTATTTTGATATATTTTTAATTCAACAACCAGGTGCTCCTGTTTGTCCTGATCAAAGAGTTGTAATACAAATCTGTAATGACAATGCTTTAATAGATGATAATTTTGATATATATCTAAATGGTATTTATATTGGTGCTGTTGATTTAAATGCAGATGCTGAGATAGGTTCATTATTTATAGCTGATCTAGATCCTTCTATTGCAGTTACTTCTTCTGATTTTGTATGTCCTTTAGTAGATATGGTTACATATCATTTTGATCCATTAATACTAAGTACTTCTAATACATTAGAAATGAGAAATACTCAAACTAATTATAATGGTAACCTTGGAAGTATTGGAATTAGAAACTATACATTATCAGGAACAGATCTAACAGATCCTTGTGTTATAGCTGATTTAACATATGATGGACCTTCAGGAGAGAACTTCACTTTTAATTTTGATTACACAGAATGTTGTCCAACTACTACAACAACAACCACTGCTCCATAACAAACTTAAACAAACCTTGTTTTGTTGGTTTTACAAGGTTTCTCCTCAAGATCTTCTTGGGGAGTTTTTGTTTCATAACTATTTTAGTTATAAATAATTACGTGGATAACTAAAATTATTTGGAATATATAAAAACTATTGTTTATCTTTACGATATTTTTTAACTAATATAAATAAATATGTCTGAAAATCAAAGTTTATTACACAGATTAGAAGAATTATTAACGCAAAAGAAAAGTAAAAAGTTCTATGCTGAGAAATTAGGAATAAGTGAATATGAAGTGAATGAGCTTATGAGAGAGCTTAGAGAAAAAGACAATGAACCTGTAGTAAATTATACAGGAGAACGTAAAGTAAATGTTGAAAAAGGTACAATAGAAAGTACAATTATATCAGACTTTGAACCTAAAGATGATATTGAACTAGCCAAGCTACATAAAATAAACCTAGATAAATACATCATTACCAACTATTGGTCTAAGATGTTACCAAGTGGAAAGTTTACTTCCTCAGTGTTTTCAAAAAGAAAACAACCAAAAGATTATTCTCCTGAAGACTTTGCTAAGTTTTTAGAAAACTACAAACCAAATAATATATCAATTAGTAAAGTAGATCTTAACAATACTAAAGATTATGTAGATGTAGAAATATCTATATCTGATTATCATTTAGCTAAAAGAACAATTGATAGAGATAATGATGTAACTACAAGAGCTTTAAGATATTTAACTGTGGCTCAATCTTTGATTGATAAAGTAGAAGCTTGTTACAACATAAACACTATAGTACTTCCTATATCAAATGATTTCTTTCACACTGATAACTATCAGAATCAAACTACAAACGGTACTCCACAAGATACTATAATGGATTATTCTGATGAGTATGAAATAGGATTTGCTATTCTTGTAGATACAATCAATGTATTAAGAAAACACTCTAGCACTGTAAAGGTGGTATTGGTACAAGGTAATCATGATAGAACTAAATCTTTTTATCTAGCACATGCATTAGATGTATTCTTTAAAGATGTAGAAGATGTAGAGTTTATAAGAGAACATAGTGTTGTTAAAGGACTAACATTAGGAAATACATTTATTGGATGGCACCATGGTAATTGTAAGTTAGAAGACTTACCATTGTTATTTGCAACACATCCAAAATATAGTCATCAATTTGGTGATGCTGTTTACAGAGAAGTTCATACAGGTGATAAACATCACTATATGGCTAAAGAGGTTAAAGGAGTAAGAATACAACAAATGCCTAGTTTATCTGGAACAGATAGATGGCACTTAGATAATAACTTTGTACATTCAGTACGTGCTGCTCTTGCTTTAGTCTATGATCTTAATCTAGGTAAGATAGCAGAATTTGAACAACGAATATAATTATGGCAACATTAAGAAAATTAGTATCAGATGTTAGAAGTGTCCACAAGATACTTTCTACAGATTCATTAATAACAGATAGAGCTATTGCTTCTGAAATAAGAAACAATTCTTTATTACTTATAAAGAGAGAAACCAATCTAAGAAAGCTTTGGGCTACTGATACATTATTCACTACCATTCCTTGTTTAGAAATGTGTGAGGTGCCTATTTCTGAATGTTGTAATTATGTAGATGAATGTACTATATCTAGAACTAAATTTAAACTTCCACGTATATCAGAAGGTAATTATCAATATGTAATACAAGGAGTTTATTCTATTAATGCATTAAGTGGTAGAGGAAAGAAGTTAAAAGAAATCACTGTCAATAGATATATTAATCTTTTAAAACTTCCTGTAATTAAAAATGAGGAATATTTCTGGATAACTAATGAGTATCTGTATGTAAATAATCCTATGGTTAAATCAATTAGATTAGTAGCATTTTTTGAAGAAGATGTAGATAATGAAATCATGTACCCAGAATGTGGATGTGGAACTCCAGATTATACAAATGAACAATTATGTATTAATCCATTAGATAAAGAGTTTCCTCTTCCAGGATATCTAGAACAACAAGTCCTTGAGTTAACATCTAAGAAACTATTACAGACATATTTTAATATCAAAACAGATCAAACTGAACAAGGAATAGATGGTCAAGCACCTAATTCTGGACCAACCACATAATCAATGAGTAGAGTTAAGGTAGATTGGAGAAGTTCAAGTAAGGATAATTACAATTTGTTTTGTAAAAAATATCCATCTATAACTCTTACTTATGATGAATGGAGAAACATCACTTACACTTATAATGAATCTTTTAAAGAATATATATTAGAGACAGGTGATAAAGCAAAACTACCTTATGGATTTGGAGAGTTCTCTATTAATAAAAAGAAAAGAAGAAAGGTTACACAAGCTGATGGAAAAGAGTTTATTAATCTTCCAATAGATTGGCAAAAAACTAAAGAGAAGGGAAAGGTTATATATAACTTCAACTATCACACAGAAGGATATTTCTTTGGTTGGATGTGGTTCAAAAACACAGCAAGATTTAAACATTCTGATCTTTGGTATTTCAAACCTTCAAGACTTACATCAAGACTACTATCACATTACTTAAAAACCAGCGATAAGTATCAACACATTTATAAACAATGGAAATCATAAACTATGAGTTACTACTATAAATATAATTTTATATCGCCTGAACCTGTCTATTCAACTGTAAAGGAAGAGCTTAAAAGCTATTTTGATACAGGTGCAATAGATGATCTTTTATTTCCTACTTACTTAGATAAAGCTCTAAAGAAGTTAGGAAGAACTACATTTGTAATAAGTGAAGAGATTTTATATATAGAAGACTTTCAAGCTAGACTTCCAGATAATTTTTATGCTGTGAGAGAAGCTTGGATGTGTACAGCAGTGAATGGTTTTCCATATCAAGATGCTAATTCATTCTATTCACAAGCAGCTTCTGCTACCACTATACAAGTCTCTCCATTAACTATTGGAGGTACACCTTGTAATAATCCTGGTTGTCAAAATTCACAATGTGATGGTACATGTATGCCAGAATTAGTACAAGCTGTTTATAAAACAAATAATAGTACAGCTAGGCAATTTACTCATGAGTATCTACTTAGACCTGGAAATATATCTGCAAGACAAAACTGTGGTGTAGATTATACAAACAATTGGGAGATGTATGCTCAAGCACCTCCTATTCATCAATTCACTCCAGGTGCTGCTAGTTATGATAGTTTTGACATTAGAGATAATAAGTTTGTAACTAATTTCAGAAATGGTGTTGTACACTTATTATTTTATGCTACAGAATATGATGAGATAGGAAACCAAATGATTCCTGATAATTATCGTATAAGAGAATATGTAGAAGCATTCATTAAGTTTAAAGTGTTTGAAATGCTTACCAATCAAACTAATGATGAAACTTTTAATCAGTTACAGCAAAAACTTGTATATCATAAACAAGCTTATGAAGAAGCTTACATCATGGCTGATATTGAAGTGAAGAAGCAAACTCCTTGGGAGAAGCAAAGAAGAATTAAAAACGATCTTAATAGATTTAACATGTATGAACTTCCTAACCGTACTAATAGATATGGTAGAAGACGTAATAACTAATCACTATGGCAGACGAATTAGATCAAATTAAAAAAATACTTGATACAGATCAAAGCAATATCAAAATGGAATATGGTGTTGCTGTTTCTGGATTAAACATGGACAATACATTGAACCAAGTTAAGCCAGGAGAACTAACGTATGCATTAAATGCAGCGTTAGAAAACTTTGATTCTAGTTCAGTTAATTATCAGAATGAACAAGGTAATGAATTCTGTGTACAATTTCCTTCAGGATATTCTTTAATAGGAACTTATTTCATTAATGAAAAAAATAAACATATATTCTTTTTAGCTAATCCTAGTACAGGTGATTCTGAAATAGGATATATGGAGAATAATGATTGTATCTATCGTAAGTTAGTTAATGCTACATGTTTAAATTTTAATATACACTATCCTATACACAAGGTGGTACATAAAATTGGAAATTGTACAACACAGATATATTGGACAGATGGATATAACTCTAGAAGATATTTAGATCTTGAAAATATTCCTTATATAGAATCTCCTTATTCAGATCCTTGTGATCCTACATACACAGATCAATTAGATTGTAATCAACTTAAAATACAACCTAATTTTAATATTCCTCAACTTGCTATCACTGATATATTTAGTGGTGGTGATATTACTGCTGGTACATATCAGTTTGCTATACAATATTCTGATGCTTCAGGTAATGCTTATACATCATTTTATTCTATTACCAATCCTACACCTATAGCTGATACGCAGTTAACCACTGCTATTTTTGACTATAAGGTGGGTAGATCTATTCAGGTAACTATTACTAATTTAGATACAACAGGCTTATATACTTATTATAATATAGCTGTTATTAAAACAGTTAATAATATTACATCTGTAGAGTTAGTTGGTACCTATTCAATTGAAAATCAAGTTGACACTATAACTTATACAGGACAATATCAAACAGCAATTAAGTTATCACTTGCAGATATATTTGAGAAATATCCTTATTATGATATAGCTCAAGATGTTACATCTGCACAAGATGTTCTTATGTGGGATCAGCTTACATCTATAGATAGAATCAATTATCAAGGTATAGCATCTAAAGTAAAATTGCTATGGGAAACATATAAAATCCCTTCTACAGAAAACTATGCTAATGAGTTTAATGCTACAAATCTACGTGGATATTTACGTGATGAGGTGTATGCATTTGAATTAGTATTCCTATTGAAGAATGGAAAACAAACAGATGGATTTCATATTCCTGGAAGAGCATTAAGTTATACTGATACACAATTTCCAGATATTCCAGATACTAATGCTGACTTCATAGGTGAACCTACCACTATAGATCCTATAACAGGTATAGGATATAGTCCTTATTGGAAAATATATAACACAGCCACTGTATTAGGAATTCCTGATGGTTTACCAATTGGTAATGCTACACCACATGAATATGGTGAATTTGCTTATTGGGAATCAAAAGAAACCTATCCTTGTAATATAGATGTATGGGGAGACTTAGCTAGTCAACCTATAAGACATCATAAGTTTCCTGATGTATTAGTTAGTCCTATAATTGAAAGTCCTGTGTATTCACTTACTCCAGGATTTCAACCTGATCCTAATATGCCATCTAATGCTGTATATCCAATTGGTGTTAAAATAGATGCTGCACAAATATATTCATTAATACAAACTTCTGCTCTTACACAAGAGCAAAAAGATAATGTAGCTGGATTTAAAATTGTAAGAGGAAATAGAAATACAAATAAGTCTATTGTAGCTAAAGGTATGCTGCGTAATGTAGGAACATATGTAAGAGAAAATCAAACTCTTTACTATCCAAACTATCCATATAATGATCTTAATGAAGATCCTTTTATTAATGTAAGTTCTAATTCATATAGTGTATTAGGACAGTCAAAGGTATGGATAGTGCAATGTAAAGTGACAGGTACATATGAATATACAGATGCTGATACAGGAAAGGTGGTAAGTTGTGTTCCTATGACAGCTGGTAAAAACTATGAATTCTGTTCATTAACTAGACCATCAGTTAAAACTGGTAAAGCATGTATAGGTCCTGCTAATTATGATGTTGTTGTATTTGATGCAGGTATTTGTACAAATGCTTATAAATTAATATCAGAAACAGAATGGACATGTGACAATTCTGCATTACAAACAATGAAATGGGGATATGTTCCATATTGTGAAATTGATGGAGGGTATCTTTCATGTCCTGGTAAATATAATCCAGTTTCACAAGTTATTTTTATAGATAAAATGTCTATTGGTACATGGCCATACTATTTAGATAAAGATGGTAATTATGTTGGAAGTGCAGAAGCTGTATGTTTTACAACAGATGTATGGACAGGTCCACAAGCTCTTGGAGAAATTCCTCCTTATGTTAAACTAACTTGTGATCAACGTTATAGTAGAAGATCTAAATTAAATGATTTTTGTGGAATATCAAAACCATTACCTGCAATTGATAAACCTGAGTCTGCATATAGACAAGTTTTTAATTCTCCTGATACATCATTCTCACAACCTTTCTTAGGAGATATTCTTAAGTTAGAAAATGTAATGTTTGGTGGAGGAAAAGCACATTTTGTTCCTGTTAGAGGAAATGCTAAATATAGACTTCTTTCTAGAGAAGCTCAAAAAGATGCATTGAAAGCTTCATTTGGTCTTGCAAATAATGGAGATTATACAGCTGTATTTACAGCATACCAAGCATACCTAACTATTTATATAAATGGTATTACAAGAAAGAATTATGCTAATTCATTTAATTCTATAGCTAGTTATAATTATTCTGCACCAATAGATAACAATGTTAAAATAGGAACACTCACTGGAATTAAACAAAGACAGCTTGATTTAAAATCATATTTAATTCCTGGTGTACAAAATGTTGGAGATACTAAAAATATAAATAACTATCAAAGAGAATCATCTATATATACAAGAACAATAGATAAGAGAAATACTCTTACAGTTGAACCTCTTCCATTCCCTAATAGAACAGCAAGTCTTTTAGATAGTTCAGGTAAGCCTTTAATATCAGAATACTCAAGATTTATCATTGGAGGATCTAATTTATGTGATGCTGCATATTCAACAAGTTCTAAAGAAAGTTATTGTAACACTCCAGAAAAAGAAAGAGATATTAAAGTGGTATCTTACTATGCATCATTAAAGAATTTATTTCCTGGTCAATGGGGACAAATATATTCTTATGAAACAATTGATACAGGATATCAAAGAATGTTTAACTCAACTGGTTCATCTATAGATGTAGCATTTGGTGGTGATACATTTATAAGTAAGTTTGCATATAAAACAAAACTTCCATTCTTCTTAGATAATAGAGTGAATGGATTAGATGATAGTGATATATTCTATGATGAAATAGGTAATGTTGGTTATCCAAAGTTCTGGCATTCTGCTAGATCTATTCTATCAAGTTATAGTTCTATGGTAAATATTATATCAATTAAAGCACATAACTTTGATTGTTATAATGATCCTAGTAAAATAGAAGCTCCAGTAGATCCTATAGCTGGAACATTAAGAACTTTCTATGATGGTAAGTTTTATTTATTTGCTTATGGAATACCTAGTTTCTATTGTGAATCTAATTATAATGTAGATCTTCGTCAAGCATTTAATGATAGAGAAGGAAACTTCTGGCCACATGTATCTACAGGTATTCCTGATGATTGGTTGCAAGAAGAGTTTACATCAATTAGATATGATAATTCATATTATTATAATGTAACATTCTCAAGACAGAATACAGAAAACTATTTTTCACACCTACCAGCAGATTGGAATAATCAATTATGTTTTACACATTATCCATTTAGAGTGGTGTATTCAGATCCTCAAGTGAATAATGCTGATGTAAGAGTGAATAACTGGTTAAGCTATGCTCCACTATCTCTATATGACTTTCCTCAAAATTATGGTAATCTTATATCATTAGATGGTATTCAGAATAAAGCTGTACTTGCTAGATTTGAAAATAAGACATTGATGTACAATAACTTATTGACAATGGAAACAAGTAATCCACAAGCTGCATTTCTTGGAGCTCCTGCATTATTTTCTACTACACCAATTGATTTTGCTGAAACAGATCTTGGATATGTAGGAAGTCAAAATAAAATGTTATTAAAAATTCCACAAGGGCAAATAACAGTAGATGCTAAGAGAGGACAAGTGTTTCTTATACAAGGAACTAAAGTGGAAGAGATAGGAGGATTTGGATCTGGTGTAAACAGATTTATGACAGATCACTTATCATTTGAAATACAAAGATATTTTCCAACTCATGAAGAAACCATTAATGGTAAAACAGTATTAATACCTGGTGTTGATGTAGATAATAACTTCAATGGTATTGGTTTACATGGAGTGTATGATAGTAAATTTGAAAGAGTTATTATTACTAAACTAGATTATATCCCTATTGATAAAGATGTTAAATATGATCCTATAACAAGAGAGTTTTATATTGAGACAGTTTATGATATCATTCAACCAACAACAACAAGTACAACAAGTATTTTTACATCTACAACAAGCACAACTAGTTCTACATCTACATCAACAAGTACAACCACTACTAGTACAACATTATATCCAGTATCAAATATATGTGAACTAAACTGGGCAACAGTTAATTTAGATATAACTAAATATAGAAATGGAGATGATATTCCTAAAGCAAATAATCAATTAGAATTAAATGCTTATGCATTAGCTGGAACAGGATGTTGGTGCTATCCTAATTTTACTGCTAGTTATGGTACAACATATGGCAAACTATACAACTGGTATGCTGTTCATGATGTAAGAGGATTAGCTCCAAATGGTTGGAGAGTTGCAACAAATGCTGATTGGACTTCATTATATAACTGTCTAGGAGGTGGTAATTTTGCAAGTACAGCAGGAGGTAAAATGAAAGAAATAGGAACAGCTCATTGGCACACTCCTAATACTGGTGCTACTGATATAGTTGGATTTACTGCATTACCAGCAGGTATAAACTTACAAACAGGAACAGTTCCATTTCCTCCAGGAAACATATCTTTCTATACATACTTTTGGTATGCTGAAGAATTTAATGCTTCATTAGGTAAAGTGATGTCAGCTTATTGGAATGATGCTGCTATGCATATTCTTAGTGAACCAAAAGGAAATGCATGCTCTGTTCGTTTAATTAAAAATTAATGTAATGGCTGAAGAAAATACAAAACCAGTAGTTGTACGTACACAAGTTTATTTAAATGACCCAGACTATTTCTGTAATAAGAGTTGGACTATGTCATATAATATAAACACTAAGTCATGGATAAGCTTTCATAGCTACATTCCTAATTTCTATATAGGAGAAAATAACTTCTTCTATTCAGGACTTAATGGATGTTGTGATGTTGATGGTGTTGGGTTTCAAGCTGTTGCTGGAGTGATTGATAAAAATCCTCCATCAACTACTACCACCACTACATTCTATCCTTCTCCTACATTTACTACCACTACAACAACATTAAATTGTAATATAACTGCGGTGGGATATGTAACAGATTGTAACATGACTGCTACAGGAGTAATAGTTATACCTGCTACAACTACAACAACAATATGTCAAAGACCTTCTAATTTATTAACAGAGTTTATATTTGTAGAAGGATATACATTAGGCACAGATCCAGAAGTAATATTTAGCGGTAGTTTAGAAGAAGCATGTGATTCAATTGTTTCTGTTGAATATATTAGTGGAAGTCCATCTGAAGGTACATTAGATGAATTTAATTTATATGCTAATACTATCACTACTGAATTGCAAATTGGTAATATAGTTTATTATGGTATTAGTACAGATTGTACACTTGTTCCTGATGGATTTTATCTTTTAGATCCTACATTAGCTCGTGAGACAAATTCTAATTATATTTATGAAGTTTCAGGAGGAGTAATTTTAGATATAATAACTTGTAATTGTGAAACTACAACTACAACAACAACACTAGTACCAACTGTAACAGAGTGTTGTGGAATTCTATTTTCATCAAATGATAATATATATTATTCTAATAGATTAGAAATACCTCAATTAAATCAATTAGATGTTCCTGGATATGTATCATCATTAGGAATAGCAATGACTGCTAATTACTTGTGGAGTATAGATGGTGTTGATATAACACAATGGGATATAGCATTGTCTCCATTCAGTGCAACATATAATACAATAATTAATGTACCTGTTGGTTACATTCCAGGATTGGGAATAGTTGCTAAGAATAGTGGTATATTGATTTCAACTGATACAGGTGTTTCTCCAAACACAGTAAATGAATTAGATATAACAGCAGTAACAGCAGTGGCTACAGTTATGTTTAATTTACAAGCTGATAGAACATCAGTAGGTAATATGTTATATACAACAGATGGCAAGCTTATTGTAATTAATCAAGATGGAGTGACATCAGACTATTACATAACACAATATGATTATGCTACAGGAACAGTTGAAGTTGATCTTAATATTGGATCTTTAGCAGTTACATCATTATATGAATGTAATTGTGATATATATGTAACTGATGCAAATGGAAATCTATATGTAGTTATTAAAATAGCACCATACGTATTATTTGATCTAGGAGTTAATATTGGAATATCATCTATATCTTCTGCAACTCAAGTTGCTAGCTGTGTAGTTAGTTCAATCACTGATACAACAACAACCACCACTACATCTAGTTCTTCTACAACAACTACCACAACAACTACCCCTTAATATGACAAAAGTTATAACCATAAGATTAATACAGACTGGACCAAATGTTGGACCATTTGACATTACAGATAACTATGGAAACATTATAGCTGAGAATGTTTCTAAGAAAGCATTAATTCAAGGAAGAAGTTATGTTGTAGACAGTAGTGTATATGCAGTGATTTTAAAATCTATAGGTAAATGTAATGCGTCATTCACTATAAAATTAGAAGATATTAATATTACAGACTATGCAAATATAAAATATACACAATCTGTTACAGGATGTATATGGAGACATTTAACTAATATAGAAATATACAATACCTTCTATGGAAATATAGCACCATACATTATAGAATATCCATTTGCTTATCAGTACAATGATCAGATATTACAGAATGTACAAGACTATACTAAGGCATATGAATATCTTCCTATATATGATGGTGTGTTTAACCAGAACACAAGAATAGAAACAAACAACAAATGGTTTAATAAAGCTGTTCTATATAATGGACAACAGAGTTCTGGTATACTTGAACTTGTAGCAAAACCAATGCATAATTTGCAAGCTTACAATAATTATCCTATCTTTAACGCTGAAAGTAAAACCATCACTTATACTAAGAGTGATAACTTCTATCAGTATAATACATTCTGGGCTGCAGAGATAAGTTCTCAAGTTCCATTGTTTTATACATCATGTGAATCTCTTTCTATTGACAAAGTGGTAAATCAAGCTAATATGGATTATGGTCCTAAGAGTTTTAAGAAAGCAACACTAAGAGCAAAAGATTTAAAGGTGAGACACATATTAGATAATAGATCTGATATACATTTAGTTAGTCAATTCATAGTAACCCCATCACAAATATCTTACAAATAATGAAAGGTTGGTTAGACAATTATAACGATTCAAAAACATCTGCTCCTGAAGGATTTCAAGGAGATGGATATAGCAATGTAGGCAGAAACTATTCTCCTGCATGGGGAGGACAGTTTCAAATGGGTGGTAAATTAAATTCTTCTATTCCAGTAATAGAGGATGCTGGAGGTTATAATGAAGAAGGTATTTGGGTTCCTGATTGGGAAGCTATGACTGCACAAGCTAAAAAGCTTGGAGCAAAGAAAGTGAAAACTAAACATGGTAGTTTAATTGTCTTTGATAATAATTGGGAGGTTATAGGAGTTGATGATAATCCTGATGCAATGCAAACAGGTGGATCTGTCTATCCAGTTAATTATGTTCCTCAAGCACAGGATGGTTATCAAATGGGAACTTACTTTGATGAAGATGCTAGAGAAAGAAACCCTAATATAATGGAAGAAACCTATGATGACTATAATACAGGCATGACAGGTATGATGAAATCTAAAATGGCTACACAAGCTGCATTAGGAAATCCTGGAGCAAAACGTATGATGTCTAATATGCCTGCTAAATATATATTTACAGGTAATGAAAGATTTTCTGATGGAACTCCAGCTGAAGGTGCAGGAGCTTATGGTTCTCATTATATTTCAAATAGAGATAATTATGTTTATCCTAACTTACAAGATAATGGTGAAGGTACATTAAACTTTATACCAAATGCATCTCCTTCTGATAGAGAAGCTATGAGATTTGAAAATCCTGGTGAAGCTGATTATTTTGCTAATCATTATAAGGAAGTTGCTCCTATGATGAAACATTATTTTAATAAACTTGCAATGGGTGGTTCTATTCCAGGAGCTGTAGGTTTCTCATATGCACGTACACAAGGTGCTGCTCCTAGTAATGGTCCTTATGCTAAGAAAACAATGGCTAGTGCACAAACTGGTGTAAGACTAGATATGTATGGAGCACCTATCACTGCTATTGAAGTGAATGATCCTAGTGCAGATAGAACTAGTTATGATCCTAGAACTAATAGAATGATATTAGGATCTGATATTAATGCTGAGAATAGAGATAAAGCTATTGCACATGAAAACTATCATGCTTCTAAATATTTAGATAATATGATGAACTATGATATTGCGCATCATACAGATAATGAACAATGGGCAAGAATGCAAGCACAACCATCTATGGTTTCTACTAATAATGTATGGAGTAGTTACTATGATAGAAAACCTAGAGAAATAAATGATTTTATAAATAAAGCTATAGATAATTCTGAATTCTTAAAAAGTTACGCTAATACAGTAAGTCAAGGAAGTCCTTCTGCAGCTAGTGGTCTTGTTGGTGATACAGTATATGACAGAGTAAATGTAGATAAACAATTATACTTAGATCCAGGAACATCAGAAGGAGAAGCTCAACGTTATGAAGACACAGGAATAAGAAGTTATCAAAATGGTGGAGAAATGCGTTATTACCAAAATGGATTAGATTGGAAACCTAAGAGCATTAGTCAAGGAGGTATAAAACTTCCTTCTGTAAGAAGTCTTATTAATGATACAATGAATCGTAAGATTCAATCTAAAGGAAAAGGTAAAGAAGTTAAGACTATACAAAAAGATAATACAAAAACTGTTACACCTAAAGAAATTAAAAAACTATCTGGTATACAACAAAATAGATTAGCTCAACAACAATCAGAACAACAAGCTGCTAAAGATTATGTACAAGGCAGTATGGAAGAAGCTTATAAGTCTCCATTAATGTCTCCAGGATATTTCACACCTGAAGGTGCAGTAATAGGTGCTATGCAAGGTGCAACAAAAATGGGTCCTGATTTATATGAAGGTAATTATAAAGGAGTAGCAATAGATGCATTAAGTATGTTACCTGCAGTTGCTGAATTTGCTCCTGAAATAAGAGCTGGATTAAAAAATATAAAAACAAGTTTACCTGCTAAAGATCTAGAAACTTTACATGCTAATGGATTTTTTGATTTCTTCAAAAGAAAACCAAAATCTGATTTTCCTAATTATAGATTAATTACTGATGAAGATCTTCCAATATCTAGTTTTAATAAAGCATCTAAAGAACAAATTAAATCTATAGGTAAAAAAAATATATACAATGATCTTGCAAAATCAGAATCACAACGTCATCAAGATTTAGTAAGAGATATAGAAGAACATGGTGAAGCTTGGAAATATACTGATCAAGATATTGCAAGTTCTGCAAAAAAAGCAAATGATGCTAAAATAGATTGGGAAAACTATTTAGATGCACAAGAAGCTAACATAAAAACTAATCCTGAGTTTTTTGATAATACTACAGATGATCTTGTTTTTTATAGAGGTAAAGGTTTAGGTAAAGAAGAATTGCAACAACTTGGAGAACAACAACCTGATCAATGGTATGGAATACAAGAATATAAAGGAACTAGACCAAATGCTCAAGGATACATCTCAGATGTAGATGATTATATAGGTGATTCCAAATATACACTTCCAGGAAATAGATTTGATAGAGAAGCTATGTTGAGAGACATGGGACAAGATGCTATTAATAGCTTCAACAAAATGTATAAAAATCAAAACTGGAAAGCAAACATTAGTGACATTCCATTAAATAAACAAGGAGGAGTTGTTAAAAGTAATAGAGGACAATGGGATTATCCAGGAGAAGTAACAGAGATATCAGGAAACACTATGGCTACTCATGGGTATGGTGATATACCATTATATGTAGTTCCAGATAAAGGAGATCCAAGAATGGTTTATCCTAATACAGGAACACATACATTTCCAGGAGCAAGTAAGTTTACAGAATATCCTGTAGCTGCAAATGGTATGGAAACCACTACAGATGAAACTACCATTCCTATAGATAGATCATTCTTAGATAAGTTGAAAAATGATACTGAAGCTAGAAAGAAAAAAGTTAACATACGTGAAACTCCTAATACTATTGCTAATGATGTTATTCCTAATGCTAGTAAAATGGCAACTAAAGGAGATGAAGCAATAGTTAAAGATGTAAAATATTCAAATAAGATAGCTACTGAAAAAGCAAAATCTGAAGCTGAAGCACAAAAGAAATTTAATGCTCTTCCTAAAGCAGAGCAAGAACGTATATTGTATGATCAATATAATCAACAACATGGAACAATTAGTGAGTATCATCCTGATTCAACATTAAATAAGATTGGTCAATCAATGTTTGCTCCATTCACTGCAATGACAGACTTATATCAGAAAGGTGAGGTGAGAGATAACTTATTAAAAAGTGTAATTAATAATCCTGGATCAGCAAATCCATATGATGCAGCTTATCTTGGAACACTTGGATATGCTGCTGCACCTTCTGCTATAGCAACAGCAAGTGCTATTGGAGCAGCTGCTGCACCATATGCTACTATGATAGGTAATTCTTTAGCAACTGATGCTGTAATAGGTGGAAATACTATTGCTGGATTAAATTTAGGTAATGCTATTAATGCAGGATTTGCTACACATGGTGCTATGAATATTATACCTGATGCTACAAAATGGCTTGATAGACCATCTTGGGAAAATGTAGAATCTGTAGGAATGGATGCATTAGAATTATTACCTGCTGTAGGTCCTGTTTCAAAAACTATAGGAGAAGGACTTAATGCTTCTGGAAAATTTGTTGGTAAAGGATTTGAGTATGCTGCAAATAAAGGTAGTCAAGCTTTAAATAAAGTTGGTGAGTTTGCTGCCCCTCGTATTGAGAAAACTAAAACTTTACTTAATGATATGGGTGCTGTAATATCAGGTGAAGCAAAAACTATTGGTCCTAAAATTGATGCGCTTAATACTGCTGAAGATACTTTATATAGAGGTCCAGAATATGCACAACATAGTGATGAAGTTGCAAAACTTCGTAATAAGAAATGGAATTTAGAAGGAAGGTATAATAATTTAAAAAGTACAGCAACTCTTTCTGAAACAAAAGAATTAAGTGATAGAATAAACAAACTTCAAAAAAGAATAGATGTTGCAGAGCAGTTTAAATTAAATAATGAAGGTCTTGTACAAAGTGGAAAAAGTACAGCTTTAGGATTAAAAACTGGTAGTACAGATATTATGGATTTAGCAACAGGAGAAAAGTTTCCTATATCTACATCTGTTCCTAGTGAAAATATTATACATACATTAGAAGGAGATAAAGTTGTAAAAACTATAGATAATACAAATCTTCCTCAAGCTAGTCCTGAATATAACTCAACAGTTAAAAAGAATATTGATTTCATAGAAAATCAAATTCCTGGAGCTAAAGTGTTTGGTAGTGCTAAGAATGTTGCTGAAGCAGAAATTCCTCATATAATTGGTGACTATGATGTTCTTATGAGTCAAACTCAATATGACAAATTTGCTAAAGCTAATCCTTCAGTAGGAAACAATGGGTTTGCTGAACTTCATAATATTCCTGGAGCAGCTAAAGGAGTTGATCCAATTGATATAAATATTATTCAAGAAAAAGGTGGCAAAGCTATAGGAACAAGAGCTGAAGAATTGTTCAAACAAATGGCACCAGATGAATATTATGCAGCAGCTAAGAAAGCCATAAAAAATAAATCTGAAATAAAGATTCCTTATTCATCACAAGAGTTAGTTGATATGACTAACCCTACTACTAAATCAGTTGTTGATGCTTACGAGTCTTCTAAAGGAAAACATATAAATAAAATAGATGCTTTAATTAATTATGGTAAACCAAGTGTTGTAGCAGAAGGGCAACAAAAGTTTGTTAACTCTTTAGTAGGAAGTAAAGGATCTATTGGACATCAGTTTCCATTAGAACAATTATCTAATGCTGAAACAAATAAAGAGATGTTAGATAAGATTAATTTTATTGGTAATAAAGCATTAGTAGCAGCTGATCCAGAAAGAATGCAAATTGCTATAAATGATTATTATATGAATAATTCTATATTAGCTAGACAAGTAGATAAAGGAAAAATTAATAAAATAGAAGCAGCAATTAAAGAATATTATCCTGGTGCTAAAGGTGGAGCTGTTAATGGTATAGGGCAAAACCATGTAACACTTGGATTTCCAAATCATGGAGACGCAGAGATTTTATCAATGAAACAACTTGGAATGGATTTGAATACAACAGATCCATTATCATATATTAATTCTATTGAACATCAAGTCTCTGGAGAAAAACTTTTTAGTCAAGAAGAAAGAACTATATTATCTGATATCTTAAAGGATATAAAGATGGATGATAGTTATAAATATACTGCTAACCAAAGTGAAAATACATCACAGTTAATTGAAAATCTTCCATATAGTGAAGAAGGTAAACAAGCTCTTTATGAATTTGGAAAAAGAACCAATAGAACTATGGTAAAGAAAGATCGTAACTATGGTAATTCTTCTTTTGTAGCAACTCTTAGAGATTTTGATGAAGCTATAGATGCTATGCAATATCAACTGATAGATCAGGAATATATGCACAAGTCAGATAGATGGTTAAAATCTTTTGACCAAAGAACTCAATCAGCTGAATATGCAACACGTAACCAAGCAAATATTTCTACTGATTTAGAACTTCTACCAAAACAATTCAAAGCTATTAAAGGATATGTAGAAGGAGGTATAGAAAGAGCTAATGAACGTCTTATTGAATTAAAAAAACAAAGACAGAATATATATGATGATATAAATGATTTATCTGAAAAGGCTTATAATAAAAAATATAAAGATGAAATAGAAAGACTTAATCAGTTTAAAGAAAAGATGAATAAGGAAGTAGCTGATATAAATCAGATGAGAAGAGATTTATATGATAGAAAAGTTCATCTAAATAAACTTGGAGATAATATGAAAACTGTTACAATTCTTGGTGGAGGTTCTGCTACATTAATTGGTGTTGGTACATATGGGTATAAAAAGGAAATGGAATCTCGAAAAGAATTTAATGAAAGATTAAAAAAAATGACAAAGGAGGAAAGAGAACAATTTGATAAAGACCTAAATGAAAGAATAAGAAAAAAAGATAGTTTAGAACGCACAGATAAACCTTACACAGCTAAAGCTATGGATTGGTTTATGGGCAGAAATCAAAATGGTGGTAATATCACCAAAGCAAAAAATGGAAATGAGTTGGTTAAGTTAAACCAATTAACTAATTTTACAAACTATAATACCAAACAACCAGGAGGCTGGTTAGACCAATACTAATAAATTATGAAATCACAAATTCTAAAAATTGCAGGCGTTAAATCTGAAAAGGAATTTTATAAAAAGTATCCAACAGAAGCAGCTTTCTTTAAAGCTCATCCTGAAGCTAAGTCTATTAAGAAAGCTCAAAATAGTGCTTCTTTACAGACTGATGCTAATGCTAATGGTATTCCAGATTATTTGGAAATGAATCCTCCTTCACCAACATATGGTCCACAGAACAATTGGAACTTTGGTAATAATTTTACTGCACCATCTCCATCATTTAATGCACCTAGTGTAGGACAAATGGCTGGTAATGCTTTTCAACCTGCAGCAGATCCTTTTGCTACACCAAACTATGGTCAACAGTGGGCACAACAAAATCCATTACCAGCAAACAATCCAAACTCAAAATTCTCCAATGGTGTATTTGGTTCAGGTTCACAAGGTAATAATAGTAGTCAACCATTTAACATGCAAGGTTTTGGAAATGTATTTACTGGTGCAGTTGAAGGATTTCAAGCACTTAAAGCAGAAAAAGAATTAACTAATAAATTAGAAACTTGGGCTAATGTTAGTGATGTAGTTAAGAAAGCTGGTATATCAAATGCCTTTGCTGAAAAACCAAAACGTAAATGGTTTAGTCCAGATGATCCTAGATTTATTCATAATACTGGTGAGCAAACTATTCAACAAGGAAGAGGAACAGATGTATTAGGGTTAGGTCAAAATGGATCTATGATAGGAGGTAATCCAACAGAAGTACAAAATACTTTTGGTATAGGAAGTAGTGTATATAAAGATTTAGAAGATCCTGATAATGTTAAAAACTTTCAAGGTGGTGGTGGTTTTGGAAATTGGTTTGGACAAGCTAATTCTGCATTAAGTGGAAGTGGCAACACAAGCTTTATGGGTAATGTAGGACAAGGTAGTCCTTTTGATTCTTTGATTGGTGGATCTTTTGGAAATAATGCAGGAAGTAAAATAGGTGGTTCTCTTGGTAGTTTATTTGGACCAGTAGGATCATTAGCTGGTACAGCTATTGGTGGTTATTTTGATAAAGAACCAGGTCATCAAGCTTTTCAACAAGGTAGAATAAATGAAAATAATAATTTTCTAGGTAGATTAGATTATGCTAATGGTATAACTGGTGGACTAAATAAAATGGGTGTTGCAGAGAATGGTGGATATATGAATCCAGAATATAACCCACAAGTAATAACAATGTTTGGTGATCACACTGCAGAAGACTTTGCTGACTATGCACACAAGTATAGAGCTGGTGGACATTTAAAAGAATACACTCCTCCTAGTGAAAGAGCTATGCAAACATATGAGAACGGTGGAGAAATATCTTCTTATGCTTTAGGTGGTAAACTTAAAAGCTATTGGGGTGGAAAAGTTGAAGATATGTCTTACAATCCTTATCTACCAGGTTCTGGTATGACAGCAATGATTAAAGGAGCTTCTCATAAAAATGGTGGTGTTGGTATTAGTTATGGTGATGGTGAAAATGAATATCAAGGATATGCTGCTAATGGAGCAGATATGGGAGCAGATATAGAAGCTGAATTTAATGAGCCTGTAATTGAAATGGCAGAAAATGGAACCAAGGATACTAAAGCTGTTGTATATGGTAATATACCAGCAAGTAAAATAATGGCAGATGAATTTGGTAATGAAACAGTTAATCGATTAGTTGATAAATATCCTGGATGGACAATGAAGAAGATAGTTGCTGAACGTACTAAAGATGAAATCAAAGCAAATAAGAATATAGATAAGGCTGCTAAGATATCAAATAATGCAGATACTAATACCAGGTTTGGTAAACTAGATGAAGCAACAGCAAAAATAATAAAAGAGTCTGGAGATGATACACTTAAAATGATTGCTGATGAGAAAGTAGGACTTGCAGACTTCCAAGATTATTTACAAGATATTAAACAAAAACTATCATTTGTTAGAGGAAAGAATGTTAGTGCTGAAGCTGTAGGTAAAGGTACATTAAAAGGAAAACCTCTTACTATAGATGATGTTCTTGCTGGAAAAATAGATGATCGTGATCCTATTACTAAAGATGCTGAAATAAAAAACCCATATGCTAATTCGGAAGAGGTGGCTAAGTTTGGAACATCATTACGTAAAGCTCAGAATAGTACAACTATTACTCCTGCAGATGATAGTATTACAGAAGACCAATACAATAACTTCATAAAGTTATATAATGAAAGTCAATCTACAAAAGGTAAAGCAAATAACTCTACTCTTGAATTTCAAAAGTTATATCATCAATTCTTTCCTAAAGAAGCTCTTGCTGCAATTCAAAAGACTACTAAAGAAAATGGTCTTAGTAATAGAGCAAAAGAATTAGGTCTTACTAAAGATGATATTCTAGCAGGTAAAGACATAGCAAAAATATTACAAAGTAACGAAGATAAATATCATGGTCCTAGAACAGATCAGTATATGGCTAGTGTTAGAAGTCATTTCAAACAAACACCAGATTTAAAATTGAACACTCTAGGTACTACACCAACTACCACTGCAACTAATACTACTAAACCAGGAATTGGTGTAGTACCTTATAAAGGTAATAATATTGCAAATATTGCTAATATGATTCTTCCTTTTGTTCAAAAAGATAATATACCACCTATTGACCCACGTGAGTTTGCAGGAGAGTATATGGCTTTAGCTCAAAATCAATATGAGCCTGTACCATCTCAACAATATACAACAGAACTAGATCCTTTATATCGTGTAAGCTATCAAGATGTACGAAATGCTAGTACAGCTGATTTTAGAGATGCATTAAAACAAGGTGCATTTAATCCAGCTGTAGCAGCAGGAGTGTATGCTAAAAAAGCTATGGCAGATCAAGCTTCATATGCTGATGAGTTTAGAACTAATCAAGCTCTTGAACAACAAATATATGGTGGTAATAGAGCTAAGATAAATCAAGAACGTATGGCAAACATACAGTTGAATGCTGCTCAAATGGATAAACAAGAGATGGCTAAATCTAAAACAAAAGAAGTAGGCCAAAAAGCTATTGCTTCTATTGCTGATAAGAATCTTAAGTATGATGCTGATGTTATGAGATATAAAGTTAATCGTAACTTGTTTCCACAATTTGGATATGATGCATCAGGTAGAATACAAAATCAAGGTCCTTGGTATCAACCAACTCTTCCACAAATCTATGGAGGTAAATCTACAATAGAAGAAGTTCCTGTATATGGTCCTGATGGTAAAATACAATATTACAAAATGCAAGAAACAGGTAAAACAACAACAGATACAACTACTCTTCCTTCTAATGCAACACCACCATTTGTTCCTGGACAAGGATATGCTTCAAAAAAGAATGGTGGATCAGTTGTTAAAAATGCTAAGAACAGTTCAGTTGTTAGAGGATATAAAAATTTATAACTATTTTAATTATAAAGAATTACCAAAATTGGTTATTACTTTTGGATAATATAATAATTCATATTACATTTGCTTAATTATGGCTTCATACACAGACTCAATCCCTACTTTTAATCCTTATGTGCAAACCTTACCTGTCGATGATATGGTTAAGGTGGGTATGTATAAACAACAAAAGTATGATGAAGGGATACAGAAAATTCAAACTAACATTGATAACATTGCTGGATTAGATGTTATTAGAGATGTAGATAAAGCATATCTACAATCAAAACTTAATCAGCTAGGTAATAATCTTACTACAGTGGCTGCTGGAGATTTTTCTAATTTCCAGTTGGTTAATTCTGTTAATGGAATGACCAATCAAATATCTAAAGATCCTAATGTAGTGAATGCTATATCATCTGCTAAGACTTATAGAAAAGGATTGGAAGATATGGATGCTGCTAATAAAGCTGGTAAGGGAGCTGCTTCTCATGATTGGTTATTTAGAACTGATGCTAATGATTGGTTAAATAACCAAGATGTAACCAAAACTTTTAGTGGTGGATATAAACAATATTCTCCATATGCAAAAAATGCAGAAGAAGTTATTAAAGGACTAGTTAAAAATGAAACTGGTAAGGATGTAGCATTTGAATATGATAAGAATGGTAACATGATTGTGTTAGATGCTATAACACGTACTAGAGTTTCTGGTATCACTCCTGAGAGAATAAAATCAGCATTGATGGTTGGTCTTAGTCCTAATGATTTTCAATCAATGCAAATTGATGGTAGATATAATTATGCTAACTCTACTCCTGAACAGTTTACCGCTGATATAAATAAATCATACACTACAGATTATAATAAGATGAAACAGTTGAAAGAGATAACTCTTAATGCTATTGACTCAACTAAATCTGCATCTGAGAAATATAAATTACAACAACAAGTTAATTCATTAGATAAATCATTAAAAGATGTACAAGATGAATACAGTAGTGTTACAAAAACATTTGCTCAAGGTGATACAGAATCTGCTAAGGCAAGATATTATAGCACTAAATGGATGAATAACTTTGCTCAAACATTTTCTAGTTTATCAGATGTTTCAAGTTATGAAACTAATGCATATCAACAACCTTTACAGTTTAGAGAAACTAAAGCTATTGAATATAAAAAATGGTTAAATACATTTAATCAAAATGAAAGATTTCATAAAGATGATCAATATTTTAAATTAAGAGATGACCAAAGAGCTGAGAATAAAGATAAAAGAGAACAAGATGCTGCAGATGCTGCATCATTTACTTGGGGTGGTCTTCCTGTAGATGTTCCTCAAGATGAACTTCCTGAAGTTACTGCTGCAAGAGTTGCTGGTCAAATTGATGCAGATCAAAAATCAATTGATTCTACTGATGCTGCTTTAATGAAACGATTTAATAAAGAAGGAGATACAACTTGGTTGAATCAACAAAAAGCTGCATGGCAAAAAAATCCAGGAAACGTTGATGCTAGATTAGCTTTATATTTTAATGATACAGAAGAAAAAAGAAGAAATATAGCAGCTAATACATCAATGATTGCTGGAATAACTTCTGAGATGGATAAGAAGTATGGAACTATTGATAAATATATTCCAAAAGATTCTAAATCTGTAACAATTAACTTTCCTAGTGGATCTTATACATATACACCTAAAGACTTTGTAGAGTTTAATGATAAATTTAAAAAATATATAATTAGATCAGGTAGTTCAGGATCTAGAACAGCTACTCAAGAAGTATCATATGATTATGAAAAAGCAAAAAAAGAACTTTCTGCTAAAGAATATTACTTACTTCAATCTAGAATAAGACAAACTGGATCTGCACAACAATTACTTACTAAAAATTTAGTGTATTATAATGATAAAGTAAATAAACCATATGAAAAAGTTATAAAACAAAGATATAGTGAAGAGAATAAAATGATTCAAGATAGAACAGTAGCTATGCAAGGAGTGCAGTATGGTGTTCAATTAGATAACGAAGCTCAAAAAACTTCATTTGGAAATGTTCTTCAAAACTTTGCAGATCTTGCAGATAGTCAAGGAGGAGGATTAGCAAATTCTCCAGGTGTTAAAGCAGAAGATATAAGAGATATAGTACCAGGTCTTCAAAATGCTAACATAAGAGTTGTAGAAGCAACTCAATTTGCTCCAGCAATGTATAGAATTACAGCTTCAGATAAAGATGGAGCTACAATACACCTAAATATGACTCCTGAACAATATTATGCTGTGACTAAAGGTAAGTTTGATCCTCCTGCTGAAATTGCAGCAATTCGTGATTTACAAGCACAACAAGTTAGAACAGGTGGAACAACTACTGCTCTTGATGGTGGTAAAACAAATATAGCAAATGCTTATATGGGTAATGCACTAAACTTTGTAAATGTACGTCACTATTCAGTTTCAGGAAATTTAGAAACAGAACAAAATGGTTTATCATCAATAAGACTTAATGTTATAGATCCAATTTCTGGAGAAGTATTAACAGAAGATCTTGGATATCCAAATGGAGGACTTATGACAGCAGATAAAGTAAATGCTGCAATAAAAGGATTAACAGATGAAAGAATATTTGAGATGTTATATAAAAGAAAACCTACAGCTGCAGAATTAAAACAATTACAACAATAAGGATTTAAAACCTATTATAATGTCAGAAAAAAATCTAGAATCAATTGATATTGCTCAGAATGGTACAGCAGCAGTTAATCCTGTTCCTACACAATTGAATGTGGAAACATCTATGTTAGATAGAATGGATATGGAACGTGAGTTTGGTGGATATAAAGCACCAACACCTCAAGATCCACTTCCTAACTATGCAGGTAAACCAAATGTGTATGAGGATCCAACTATTCTAGCACCTGTTCGTGGTGAAGAGAATACAGGTGATTTAAAATCATTAGAAAACTATCTACTTACACCAGGAAAAAGTAAAGATGGAGGAAGTGTAATGAGAACTCTTGCTGAAGTATCATCTAATAGATATGATAACTTTGTTCCTGGTGATTATAATAATGAAGATGGATATGCTCAAGGGCAAGGATGGCCTTCTAAAATGATTAATGGTGTAGGTAAAGGACTTTTACTTACAGGTACAACATTTCTACAAGGTACACTTGGTCTTGTTAATGGATTAGCTAGATGGGCTGAAGATGGTAGATTTGCATCGTTCTATGATAATGAATTCAATAGACAACTAGATGAAATGAATAAAAAGGCAGAAGATGCTCTTCCAAACTATTATACAGATAAAGAAAAAAATGGTAAGTGGTATTCTCCTGACTATTGGATGACAGGTAACTTCTTATGGGATGGTGTTGTTAAAAATATGGGATTTGCTGCTGGTGCTTATTTAACAGGAGGAGCTTATTCTGCTGCATTAAAAGGACTTGCTACACTTCCAGGTGCTGCTAGATTATTTTCTATGGGTAGAGCTGCTGAAGCAATAGCTGCATCAGAAGAAGCTATGGTTGGTCTTGATGCATCTTCTACAGCATACCAAGAAATAAAAGGATTAAATGATGCTTTCCTATCTAAATATAATGTTCTTCAAAAAGGACATAGAGCTGTAGTTGCTGGTTTATCTACAACTGGTGAAGCAGGATTTGAAGCATATACTAATCTAAATGAATTTAGAAATAAAAAAATACAAGAATATAGAAATGATCATAATGGATTAGAACCTGTTGGTGCTGATCTTGCTAAGATTAATGCTGATGCTGATGCTGTAGGTAATTCATCATTTGCAGCTAACGTTGCTTTATTAAGTGCTACTAACTACATTCAGTTTCCTAAGATATTAGGAAGTTCATATACTGCTGAAAAAGGTATAATGAATAATGTTACTAGAGAGATTGGAGCAATTACAGAAGAAGCTGGTAGATATGCTGTAGCAGTTCCTAAGAATAAAGTGTTATCCACTTTAAATAAAGTGAGACCATATTTATTCTCTACATCTGAAGGATTTGAAGAGGGTGCTCAGTATGCTATTCAAATGGGTACACAAGACTATTATAATAAAAAATATAATGGTGAAGCTAACTCTTTTTTAGAATCTATGGGTGTTGGTATAAAAGCAGGATTTGCTTCTGATGAAGGAGCTAAGAATGTTCTTATTGGTGGATTGTCTGGATCTATAATGATGGCTAAGGGTAGATTTAGAGAAGGAAGAGAAGAAACTGCAAACACAGCTAAAGCTGTTCAATCATTCAATCAATACAGATTCTCAGACTTCACTGCAGAAACAATTGATTCTGTAAACAGAGGAACTACTCTTCAACAAGAAAGAGAAAAACTTTTACAACAAGGAAATCTTACTGAGAGTAAAGATAAAGAAACAGACTATATAATTAACTACTTAACACCTCGTATTAAGTATGGTAGATTTGATCTTGTTAGAGCTGATATTGATGACCAAAGAGCATTAGCTAGAACAGATGCAGGTTTCCAACAATTACAAGCTGAAGGTAAAGCTCTTGCTACAGATACAAAAGAAGCATACTTAGCTAGGTTAGCTAACTTTGAAGAAACAGCTAACAATGTAAAAACAATGTATCAATCTCTTAGCTTACGTTATGGAGGTAAAGTTGATGCAGATGGTAATCAAATGTATCCACCTGCAGTGATTGATAAACTAATCTATGCTGGTACTAAACTTGCAGACTATGACAATAGAATATCTAGAGTTTCTGAAAAACTTATTGGTAATGTTGATAATTTAGATCAAGTTCTTTCAGATATATCTGAAGGTAAAACAGAAAGTTATGAGAATGCTTTAGCCACAATTAAAGCAGATAAAAAACTTACTAGTGATCAAAAAGAAGACTTAACTCAAGCTCTTGATGATTCAGCATTGATGACTCTTAAGAGAGGAATGTTTGTACAAGAATATGATGCTATTAAAAAGAATCCTGAAAACTTCAAAGAACAACCAGTAGATACAGAAACAATTGATGATGTCACTCCTAAAGAAACCATTACAGTTAAAACTAAAAATGGTGATAGAAAGATTGAAATAGGTACAGAGTATGTACTTGGTAAAGTGACTGAGTATTCTGCAGGTGGTAAAGAAGTTTATCGTCAACCTAGATTAACTGTATTAGGAGTTAATGAAGATGGTACTATTAAGATTAAAACTTCTAATGGTAAAATTAAAGATGTATCTACTGAAGAGTTTGAAAGTTATAGCTTAACACCAGCTAGTTTAATGTTGACCAATAAGAAGTTCAACTACTTTGAGAAACATCAGAACACTGTATTCAGAAACTATAATATCAAGAAATCAAATGGTGATCCAGTTGAAGGTAGATTAGAATACAATAATAAGAAAGATAAACTTACATTTGTATATGTTGATGAGAATGGTAAGATACAAAAAACAGAGGTTTGGAACAAAATGTTTGTTGCTGCAGAAGGATATTCTGGAGCTAGTATCAGACCTATTGGTAATCTAACTGCTGTACAACAAAAAGCTATGGATGAGTTTGTTACTGCTGAAACCACCATATCACAAAAACTTCAGACAAGAAACAGAATCATTACAGATCTATACGAAAACACTGTTAAACGTATTGAGGAGATAAACAAAAAGTTAGAGAATAGTAAAGATGCTGTTCAGAAAGAACAAGAACGTTTAGAAGCTGAGATAGCTAAAGAAACTCTTACTAAAGCAGGTAAGGTTCGTAAAAGACCTACCACTGTTCTTAAACAATTAACTAATACACTAGCTAACTTACGTAGTGTAGTTGAGAAAGAAAATAATACACTAAAAGAAGAGAAAGCAGAATTAGAAGCCACACTTCCTTTCTTCAAAGATTTCTTAGATAGTATAGAGACTCTTCCACAGAATAGTGTGACGATGATCAAACAATTAAAAGAAGACATCAATACATTAGAAGATCTTATTGAATCAACAAATGATTCTATTAAGTCAAGTGACTCTTTATTGAAACAAATAGATGATATGCTACAAAAAGCATTATCTATATTTGATGACTATGTTAAAAGATTAAAACAAGAAAACCCAGATGTTCCATTATTCCTTGAGGATCTACAAGCTAATGTAGAAAGATTCTTAGGTGAAGAAGGAGCAAGAATGTTTATTGAGAATAGACAAGGATTTACAGAACAAGTTATACAGCTTGAGTCTGATATAAATGATTTTGCAGATGAGTTAAAGATTCCTGAGCTTGATAGACAAGCAGAAAGTCTTGTTAAAGAAATAGGAGAGCTTAAGACTAAGCTTGACAATCTTATTGGTGAGCAAATGGCCAAAGCTAAGATATTGGATACATTCCAACAGTTTGCTGAAGATGAGAAAGCTAAAGAAGCTGAAGAGAAAAAGATGCGTGATAATGAAACGTTGAAAAAGAATCTTCTTGGTACACTTACTGATGCTATTCAAAACTTCTTTGGTAAAGAGTCTTACGAACCTATGGCTAAGAAAGATAACTTTTCAGTAGTAGGTGGAACAAAACCAACTGATGATAGAGTTCCTCATCAACAGAGAGTAAACTTCTTTGGTAATAAGTTAGAGACTTTTGAAAACAAAAATCAGCTTAGAGGAATGATTGTTACAGCTAAGACTGAGAATGATATTCTTCCTGGGCTTACAGAAGACTTTCTTCAAGATATGGATGAGGGAGAAAGAAAAGAAAGAGCTAAAGCTGAAATCATCTACATGGTGGTTGTACAAGATAATCTAGATGGATCTTTCTCTGTAGTGGATCAAAATGGTCAACCTATTCTTAATGATGAAGATAAAATCAATAATGCTATCTATCAAGTATTTCCAAACACAGACCTTACAGCTACATTTGATGGTGAGACTTATTCTATGTTTAGAAAAGAAACTGAAGATGGTTTATTAACTGAAGAACAAGAATCATTAAAACAACAATATAAAGAATGGTCTGCTGATCAATTATCTAAAGTGGAGTTAACTGCAGATGATATGCAAGAGTTTTCTGCTTCATTTGGTCAACCACAACTTGTTACAACTAAAAATGTTGAAGGAGAAGATGTTACAAATAAAGCAGCAAGAACTTCTGCACAAGCTGCAGGTCTTGTAACTCAATCAGGATTAAGAAAATCTCCTATAGTTGAGGTGGCTACAACAGGTGAATCTGTATCTGAAGGATCTGTAACTTTTGGAACTCCTACTGGTAGAGTGTTCTTAAGAATACCTGGAAGAGGACTAGCTAAATTATTCAATAGAAAATTAACTGATCAAGAAGCTAAAACAATATTTGATGTAATGCATCAGATTACAAAGAATGCTTTAAGAGATGGTGAGATAAATGAGAGCTCTAAAGATTTATTCAATTGGTTAAAATCTGTAGTTTATTGGGGTATTGCAAAAGATCAAAATGGAAAAAGAAAACCTGCAGGATATAATAACATCTGGTTTGAAACAGTTAAAGATGATAATGGTGAACCAGTTGTAAAATTATTTATGTCTGGTCTTGCTAAAGATTCAAAAGAATATTTTGACTTTACACCTACAGGATTACAAGATAGTAAAGATGCTATCATTGCATTACTTAAAGAGATGTATAATAATACAGACTCTTTAAAAGTTAATGGTGATGGTTGGAACAATCCATATTATGAAATCACAGGTATTGATAGTGAAGGAAATCCTATAAATAGAGAATGGCCTAACTACCAAACTTATTTGTTATCAGATAAAGCTCCTGGTGCTGATGGTAAATTAACTGTAACTAGAGAGAATAAAGAACTTCCATTAGCTACACAATTTAGACCTATTACAGAAAGTCAACCTACTAATAGAGATGGAATCTATTTCACATTGAATAGTACAGGTAGAACATATGTTAAACCAGAACCAGCTGTAGTTGCTGTTCAACCAGTTGTATCACAAGCTAAGTCTACAGCTAAAGAAGAATTTGTATTTGATGGTATTACAACTAATACAATTAACAATCCTGATTTAGGAGATATTGTATTCACTGTAGATGAAGAAGGTAATGTAGGACTTGATTTAGAAGCTTCTGCAGATGCTATTCTTGAATTAGCAAAGAAAAAGACTGCTGTTGGAAAATCAGATGAGGAAGCTCAAAACTGGGCAGTTAGTAACTTAATAAAAGCTGTTGAGAATAAAATTAATAAACCTGCAGCTACACAAACTGCTACAGAACCTGCACCTGTAGCTAAACCAACTGCTGCAGTGAGTGATCAAGTTGTTAATTTTGATGATGCCACTCCTAATATATTAGAAACTGATTATGGAACAGTTATGTACTTTGCTAATGAACAAGGTGAAGTGGATATCAATCTAGATGAGTCTGCAGATGCTATTATTAACTTAGCTGAACAAAAGAAAGTAGATCATAACAAAGCAGCTAACATTTTAATTAAAGCTATTGAAAAGAAAATAGCTCCACAACTTGTACAACAACAAGTTCCAAATCTTCCTCCAGTTGCTGATCCAGCTCCTGTAGTAGAAGCAGAAGTTTCTGATATAGAAGCTAAAGAAGAAATAATTTCTGAACAAACAACAAACGATGATGATGATGTTAGTTGGAATGAACCTGTTAAACCTACATCAAGTGGATCTAGAAAACTATATAGATTAGCTATTAGAAACAAAATGCAAGATATTGTTCCAGAGAACTGGAAACAAGTGGAAGCTTTTATTAAGAAAGTGATGCCAAATGTTCCTATATACAGAGTTAAGAATATTATTGGTGCTACTAATGGTAGACAAGCTTGGGGTATGTTTCATCAAGGTGCTATCTATATATATGAGAATGCTGAAATAGGTACTGCTTACCATGAGGTATTTGAAGCTGTATGGAAAATGTTTGCTGGTGCTGAAGAGAAACAAGCTATTTTCAAAGAGTTCAGAAATAGAAAAGGAAGTTTCTATGATGTATTTCAAGATAGAGAAATAAATTATGCTGATGCTACTAATGAAGAAGTTAAAGAAAAGCTTGCTGAGGAATTCAGAGATGCTGTTCTTGCTGATAAGTTAGGTAAACCATTAGCATCAAAAGGAATGATTGGTAAATTGTTCTCTGAATTAATTGACTTTATTAAAGGTTTCTTTACAGGAGAAAAAGCTCAAACAAATACAAAAGAGTTATTTGCTAAGATAGGTAATGGATTCTATTCACAATACAATCCATTTGAAACAAAACTATCTTATGCTAATAAAGGAATACAAGAAATAGAATCTGCTGAAGGTGATGAAACATCTGAGTTCAGATTGAAAGTGAAAAATATCCCTGCTACACAATTGCATGATATTATTCAACACATGACATATAGTACATTATCTTATCTATCTCAAACAAATCAAAGTCTTTTTGAAGTGGAGAAACCTAAGAAAAGTGATTTGTATGCTAGACTTAGAAAAGAGATTTTAAGAAACTGTGTTCTTGAACTTAGAGCTCAATTAGTTAATGATAAAAAAATATCAGAAGAAGAAAGAACTGCACAAGAAAATAAATTAAAAGATCTTTTTGATAAGATTAAAGAAGAGTGGCCTGCTATTGTTGAGAAACATGAAGAGCATCTTAAATCTTATGCTATTGAGTTTGATGAGAACGATGAGCTTAATATAAACGATGAAGATAATTCTGGTAAATCAGATTACATGGATGCTAGAAAGATTGATTCTTTTAGAAAAGCAAATCGTGTAGTAAAACTTTTATTAGCTACACTTCCTAAAACTAAAATAGTTAGTGGTGAAGTGATTCCTGATATCTCTACAATAGGTGGTGTTGTATTAATGCCTGCAGATCAAGCATTTGTTACATTAATGAATGCATTGCATGATTCTGTAAATGTTGATGAGATGTTTGATAGACTTAGAACAATGGCTAAAGCTAATCCAAACTTTGAAGTTTTATACAAACGTTTGACAGGAGGAAGGTCTATTAAAGAAAAAATTAATTGGGATTCATTAAAACAACATGATCTTCAATTGATTACAGCTTTCTGGAACTCAATGAAGAAACAGAATGCAGATGTTGTTACAGTGTTTGTTCTTCCTTCAGGTGAAATAGTTATTGGTAATTCTGTATTAAGTGGAGCTGCTAGACAAGCTAAACGTGAGATGATTAATAACATCATTGAAGCAACTAGAACAGATAACAATGATTATTTATTCTATAACACTAAAACGCAAAAATACAATCCTAAAACAATCACTAAAAACATTAAATTTAATTCAGGTCAATTAGATCAATATCTTGCATTCTTACAAGGTATGGGAATAAACTTTACTATAGGAGATTCTAAAAAACCAATGACAGGAGATCAAATTAAAAATAGTTTAAATTCTGATCAACTTAGAATGTTTAGAAAAGCTGTAGAAGGAATTCAAAAAAGTTTAGCTGGATTAGAAGATGTTGCTACACTTAGTGCTAAAACATTGGATATAGTTAAACGTCTTACTCAATTAGGAACTATAAAAGCTATTCTTGAAAACCCTGATTTTGAAAGTACATATTTCAATATCAATGGAGAGCGTACACAATCATTTATTGGAACTAATGCTATTAGTTCTATTCATGATGTACTTTCTAAATTGACTAACATTAGACAGTTAAGTGATGCAACTAAAGGATTTTCTTCATACAAATATTTATTAACAGACGTATTTACTAAAGATAGTAGTGTGATGTTAAGTAAAATGTTTGACTTAGCAGAAGATGGTGATGGTGGACGTATTGCTGGTACAGAAGATCTTATGAAACCTGTATTCATTGATGGAACAGTTAATGAACAAACTGGTGTTAAGAAAGAGAGTTCTAAGCTTTCTGCTAAACAAAGATTCTTACAAGCAATCAATCTTAATCTAGGAGGTATATATGAAAACCTTGTACCAGGAGATGCTTCTATTGAGCATGCTATTAAGATGCATAATGAAGATGATCCATTTGTTACAGAGGAAGCATTTAAAAATGGTAAGCACTTAGAGATTTTTAGAAAATATTTCATGGCTGAAGTGGCACTTGCTAGAGATGGAAGAAAAGTTGTTGGTGATAGAAAATCAACAGACTTACGTTTCTTCAAATCTATTCTAGGAGATACATTGCATAATCAGATTATGTCTAAATCTAATTCTAAAAAATCTGCAGAGAAGTTATATGAAGATAATAAGAAAGAAATAAACGCTGCTGTTAATAGTTTTATAGCTGAAGATGCATCAACTACAGATAAAGTACTTAGAGGATTTGGTGCTGTATATACCACTGCTGAGGGAGTAGAAACTGAAGGAGTGGCATTTTCTGAAGATGATGTTTTATCAAAAGAAGGATATGAGAACAAGTTGAAATTGTTATCTACTAACTATATGATAGCTAACATTGAGATGCATAAACTTGTTTATTCAGATCCTTACCAATACAACGATGAGTTGAAACGTATTAAAAACTTTAACTCACCTAGACAAGCATTATTATACGGTTCTAATAAAGTTAATGCTGCATTAAATGAACAATACAATAAAGGATTTGATCCTGAAGATATAGGATATACAGATATGAACATAAATCATTTTGTATCTACAGTGATCGATGATGTATTCTCTACTGCAGACTTTGAAGAATACATGAAAGCATATGAAGAAACAGATGGTGGTGGATTGATTTCATTGAAAGCAACTCGTATATTCCTTCTTCGTACAGGTCAATGGAATGATTCTAAAGAGAAACAATACAGATATGATGTTGCATATGAGAAAGTTGTTAAAGGTGAAGGCTTAACAGAAGCAGAGAAAAAGGCACAAGGACTTGTTCTTACAGATGAAGAGAAAGCATTTAACATTAAAAAAACAACTAATTCATCTGGTGAAGTTAGATATGTAGGAAAAAATCCTAATGTAAGAAGTCTTTATACTGCTATTAAACCTATTGTATCAGGAAATAAAGTGGATGGACAAAACTACAATGATGTTGTATTAGATAAATTCGCTTTGGTTCCATTATCATTTAGAATAATGCATGAATTAAATCCTGATTCAAATGCAATCAAGATGTATAATAAAATGCAAAGAGAGAATACAGATTATGCTGTATATGCATCAGGTAGAAAAGTGGGAATTGGTGAAGTTACTCCTCTTTATCTTCCTTCAGGAGAATTTAATGAAGCTTCTTTTGCAGAAATAAATAATATTCCATTCTCTATTATGGGATTACAAACTGAGGTGCCTTCTAAAGATAATCCAATAGTAACTCAAGGATCTCAAATTACAAAACTTGTAACCATGGATTTCATGGATGCTGGTGTACCAATTGACTTTGAATTAAAAGATAAAAAAGGAAATATTATTGAAGATATCAATGAACGTTTTGTTGCATGGAATGATCTTACAACAGAAGTAGCAAAAGAAAAAGCTTCTCCATTATACAAAGAGATAACAAATAATCAAAAACTTCTTGAAGCTAAGATAGAACAAGGATATAAAACTCTATTAAAAAAACTTGGTATTACACAAGGAGTTGATAAAAATGGTAAAGCTACATTCACTATATTAGATAAAGACAAACTAATCAAAACATTAAGTGATGAGATATTGAAGAGAGAAGTGAATAACAATATCACTGATGCTCTTGAAGGATTTAAATCTGGTGATGTTGTATTAGAAGCTACTCCTGCATACCAACAAATTAGAAACATTCTTTATTCTATTGCTGATAAGAATGTTGTATCTCCTAAGATATCTGGAGGTATGAAGGTACAGATTCCTTCTACACTTCTTGAGTCTAATCGTGTTAAAGGAAAAGAATTTAAAGACAAAAAAGGAAATGTTAAATACAGTTATACATCTGACATACTTAAGTTTTATAAAAATGCAGATGGTGAGCGTGTATGTGAGATAATGATATCTAGATGGTTTGATAATGCTCAAACTAAAAACATGTCAGATAAAGAGCTTCTTGACTATCTAAACACTACAGATGAAGGTAAAGCTATATTAGCTGGTATTGGATATCGTATTCCTACACAGAAACAAAACTCTATTGATAGCTTTGTTATCAAACAATTCTTACCAAAAGACTTTGGTGATAACGTTGTTGTTCCTTCAGCTTTAGTTAAGAAGGTGGGATCGGATTTTGATATTGATAAATTATCAATCTACTTAAAGAATGTATATTCTGATGCTGCAGGAAAATTAAGAATGGTTCCTTTCTTAGGATATGGTCAACAAGCTATTGATAAATTCAAAGCTATGGCTATTGAAAATAATAATGCAGAAATCTACAGACAAGCAAAATCTGTAAACTCATCTAAAGGTACTTATGAAATATTCCAAAATATTATAGATGGTACAGCTGATGATTACACTAGAAACAAATGGTTACCTATCATTGCTGATTGGTTCCCAGAACAAGTTCAAGATGGTTCATTAGATGCTGATGAAGTACAAACTCATTTACTAAGAACTATCCAAGAGAAACAAGGAAAATTAGATAAGCTTACAGATGAAGCATTAACTGAAATTTGGGCACAAGAGCAATCAGAGATATGGTATAAACAATCTCTTGAGAATGCATATATCCAATCATTACAAAACTTGGTTAGTCATGAGTCAAACTTTGAGAACTTAATCAAACCTAACTCTGCAGATGAGATGAAAGACTTATCTATAGAAATTAATAAAGAGATGGGTAATCCAGAGATTGACTATAGTAATGTAGGTAACATGTTAAGTAGAACATTTATGTCTTCTTTAAGACAAGCGTTTGTATCTGGTAAATATGCAATTGGTATTGCTGCTACTGGTCAAACTAATAATGCTGATAATCAACGTGTTGCAACATATATTGATCTTGATAAACTAAATGAAGTTGATCCTGTAGATAGAGAAGTATTAGGTGGTAATCCTAATTCAAATACATTTGCTACTGATCCAAATATTAACTTCGAAGAGTATAATACAATTACAGTTGATGGTAAAATAAGACCTACTCTATCATTAATTAAGAACAAAGCTGGTAAATATATATCTGATATCATTGGACAATTTATTGATGGATATGTGGATATCTCTAAAGGTCCATGGATCATGAGACTTGGTGCTACACAAAACGTAGCTTCCACTTGGTTATTTTTAATTAAAGTTGGTGTACCTGCAAATACTGTTGCGTATTTTATGAACCAACCTATCATTAGAGACTACTTAAAATCTTTAGATAATAAAGGATACTCATGGTTATTTAATGATGGTATAATGAATTCTACATTAGACTTATATGAACCAAACATCACTGCTTTAAAAAATACTAAAGTGTCTGGAATTCCATCAGAGACTGAGCTATTTAAAATGCTTAAGTATAATAAAGAAGGAATGAAAGAGAAGATGGATGATGTACAAAAACTACAACAACAATACATGTTGAAAGAGTTTATCAAGTATTCTAAAATGGGATCTCAATTGTTTGATGTAGTACAAGGATCTAACTTTGATACAGCTACAATCAATGACCCATATTTAGTATTCAAGAAAAGACTTCAATTAGAGAAAGCTAGAAAATCTATCATCTCTTCTGTAGATAAACTATTAAACAGTTCATTTAAAGGAGTTCTTAAGAACACTATATTTGATGTAAGAGATGCATTTGCTGAAATTCTTATATCTGATAAAGCTAATGTAAGATCTGTAATGGAAGAAGTGCTAACTCCTTATGTAAAACTAAGTGATAGAGAGTTTGTTAAAGTGAGTCAGAAAGCAGTGAATGATCTTTTTGACTGGGCTGTACAAACTAATAGAAGCATTAATGTTAATGTTGCAAACATATTATTAGGAACCAGTACAAAAGAAAGTGCTGCTCAACAGATCATTAACTTTAGAGATTCTATATTAGGAAATAAACATAAAGGAATTGCTCCTAAAACTGATCATCCATTATTCAATAACATCATTCTTAACTCTATTAAGATGGAAGCTGGTACTAAAGAAGGTAAAGCTGATAATCTATATATTGCAGGAAGAGATAATAAAGTGTATGATCAAAATCTTACTATATATGGATTTGAAGAATTGAAAAAGCATTTAGATAGTGAAGATAAAGATCTTTATGGAAAACTTGTAAGACTTGCTGTAATTCAATCAGGACTTACTAATTCTCCTATTGCTTTCACTAACCTTCTTCCTTATAATGATTTCAAAGAAATATACAATCAAACATTGTCTAATTTAGAAAATATGCCTAACTTAGCTGACTTCCAAAAGCTACGTGTTTTTGAAAGAAATAACTGGAATAATTATAACATCATTTCATTTATGAGAGCTAAGATGCTATTGAATAAATCTAATTATGGAAGAGGTGCTAACTTATATGATCCTAATCAGTATTTTACACCTGGACAATTGAAGAAAGCTATGACTAATGGTACTCTTCCAATGGTAATAGGTATTAGTCCTTTTGGTGATGGAAGAAATGATTTCATTACATATAGCTGGGAAGAAGATATTCCTTATGCAGAAAGAATGAAAAGAAAGAAAAATGGAGATTACTCTCACATACATAAAGTGTTATTACAAAAAGTGTATACAAAAGATGAGAAAGGTAATCCAATTCCATTGGTTGATGTAAGTGAAAAAAATGGAAAGGTGTATGTAAAACATATATTCAAAGCTATCAACGCATGGGGAGATTCATTCAGAGCTCAAGAGTATTATGATTATGAAAGATCATCTGTATTAGATAATGGATATGAGAAGGTAGAAAGAGTGACAGATGCTCAAGGTAAACAAATCAAATCAGGTGAAGTGAGTGATGATGATGTTGTAAAAATCTATCAAGGTATTTCTGAAGTGGTAGCTAAACCTACAGAAACAGTAAATGAAAAATCTGAAGGAGTAAAACTAAAAGATGGTAATATATACACTGCAGAACAATTAAACACAAAAATGCTTGTGTCTTTAGGATACACTACACAAGAAGCAGGAAAAATAATTAAAAATAATAAATGTTAATATGAGCTGTCCAAATACAAACTTACCAGAATGGAAATTATTAGTAGCATCTAGAGGAGAAGATGTTGCATATGCTTTATGGGATCTTTATGAAGGAAATGTTCCTGAATCAGAAAGTAAATTAGAAATTGTAAAGAGTGGATTAAAAGCTACAAACATTTTACAATCTCCTAAAGCTGATCAGTTCTTTGGTGCTGTAGCTAAAAACAAAATCTCTGGTGATTTCTTTTGGAGAAAGATGCAAGCTGATCTTGGTATTCCTAAAGATCAATTAGAGATATTAAAATCATTTGATACACAAGATAGAGGAGAACTTATTTCTTCTCTTCTTGCTAATTATAGTTTTGCTATTGAGATTAACACTGCTAAAAAAATACCTTTTAATGGACAAATATCTTTATCAGAATATAGTCCTGAATTAGATGCTCAATTTGATAATGATAATAAAGGTGAACCTACATCATACTATTCTAATCTAACAGTTCCAGGAGGAACTAATTATACAGAGAATGAAATAGCTACACCAGCTATTACACCAAGTATAAAAGGACATGCTCA